CAGGAGGGTACCCCTTCAGCGTATGCTCTCTATACAAATCATACAGCCCCCGCCTACAGGCAAGAGCTGTATTCAATATCATCATTGCCAATCTTATTTGCTCTTATGAGATTTGGTCTTTGAATGCAGGCACCCAAGACCTGTGCTCAATCCCTTGTCTATTTGGCTAAGTTTATCAATCTGCTTCTGATGCCAGTTTCTACATTGGCCATAGAATCCACACTTAGGTGTGCAAAATGAAAGGCCAAAGTTACGATTATAGCAATAGTAGTCCATAATTACCTACAATTCATCATTCGCATGATTTCACGAAACCATGACTTGAGTTTGATAGATTCGTAACGGATGGCCCCGTTGTTATAAGCGTCCATGATATGCTTGAAAGAGTTCATTTGTTTAGCATGTTTGATAAGCATAACATTAGGCTTGTGGTCATCAGTAGTTGCGGAGAACTTGTTTGGACATTGAAGGTCTACGTTGTTACTGATGTAATATATCCAGTCAAGCGGGTCATACCAGATTCCAATCCATGCACCGTTGTATCTGATGGACATGCGGTATTCGCAGTCCTTGGTTTTCTTCTTGATGAAGTCGGTATCGTCTTCTAGCCATTCATTGTCGATAGCGTAACTTGCGTATTCAGTGCCATTGATAAGTTGCCCGAAACGAGAGGCGTGTTTATCTTTTTGTAATTCAGGAACGCTAACGTCTTGTACAAGGATATCTTTAGTATCACCGAACTTTTTAAACTGTCCCTCATATGGACGTTCCAAACGGAAGTATTCAAAGTAGGGATTTGTCTGCGTAACGGCATTTCCAAGGAAGAATACTTTCACGATTGGATGGTCTGTGCCTGGGCGAGCAATAGTCTCATACAGCTCAAGGAACTTAGTGACCTCATCGTTTAAATAAGAAGAACGTTTGATTGCGATGAACTCGTCGAAGATAATCATCTGTACATTAGGGAAAGAGTCCGACTTCTGTGTGAAGGCAGCTGACAGCTGCACAGCGTATCCGCATACCTCGCCATCGCAGTACATTGTATTGGATTCGGCTTTTAGGATATGGTTCGGAAACTCCTTCTGCACAGCGGCGAACAATCGCCCACCGCGTGAGATAGTAAGTTTCTTTAGCTCATTTTCCTGTCGGCGAACGTAGACGAACTGCCAGTTTCGCCCATTGCGCTTTTCCTTCAGGTGCTTCTCGATTGCGTACTTGAGGCATCCATAGGTCTTGCCACCACCACGGAGCGAGATGATGAAGTTGAATAGGCAGTTATGACTCAGTGTGTTTTTGATATTCCAGAACTTATCAGCCATTGTAGCGCAAGATTCCATCCCAACCCCTTCCGTAGTTATTCGTTGAGTGCGTCTGTACGCGCGCGGGCGTAGAGCCGCAATTCACGTCCTGATTGTTGCCAATGTACATTTGCGTGTGCAGCGCTTCATTTACCATGATATCGCCTCGTTGCAGTTGGCTAGCGGCAAACGAGCGACCCGCAATCCATTTCCATCCCGCAGCAGTGAAGCCAGCGCGCATGTTGCCCGTGTATGTAGCGTTGATATTGATGCCCGCAGCGTAGAACCCCGTGATGATGAATGATGAGCAGTCGTAACTCATACCGTTGACGTTCTTGAGGTTCCTGTTCGTCTGGCTGTAGGTGATGTAGTTATTCGATGCCTTATCGATGCACCATTTTACAGCCGCCTCCACCTTCTCATTCGAGGCCGTGCCTCCGGCGCCGTGCGTAAGCCCATCCACGATGCCCTTTATACCGTTCAGTAGTTTCTGTAAGATACCCTGATTCCTGTTGAGCCGGTTGACGGCGAAGTTGAGGTTCGGGGTAGTCCCGTTGAATGCGTAGGCCATCAGTACTCCTCCCTGTCCCACCGTAGCGGCGATGTGCCCTGCGGGAAGTTGTTCCCGATATCGGAGTTGTAGTATCGGTCGCATACGTTGAAGGATGCACCGTTGGTATACAGCAGCCCCGCTACCACATCCTCATTAAGCTTAATTTCTCCTTCGGGTCTGATAATTAGTTGCTTGAGTGAGGTATCGAGATATATCGGTAGGCAAATCTCGTCAAGAGGCCGCATGGAAACTGGGAGTGTTGCGATAGCCGTGTTGGCCTCGTACCCGTTCAGGTGCATGTTGCCCATCAGCTGCACGGTACAGTCCAGCGTGAGGATGCAGCAGGGGTTGTCGCACTGGATATCGTTGGACAGCGTCAGGGTCTGCAAATCGCCGAGCTTATTGTACGGCATAGGTTCCTCCTTAAAATAGGATGCCCTCCCAGGGTCATTGACAGTGGGAGGGCGAGAAGGGTGGCATTCAGACAAGGGGTTCACAGAGCTTGCTAATCTCCTGTAGACCTCCGCACGTTTCACCGTGAGCAATCGGATAAGTCGGCGAGCCTTTACTTCTCTGGTGCCGTCTCTGATTCTACCGCATTCGGCTCTTTGGTGTCAACGTCGATATTGAACATCATGAGAATCTTTGCGAAAGGCAGCTCAGGGTTAATCTTGCAGATGTTCTCGAGGATGGACACCAGCTCCATCCATGCGATGTATGCGGCAACGAGGTATGCGATATCAGGTGAGATACCTAGTCCATCGAACGGGGGTATCGCAAGAATCTCGTTGGCGATGATGCCGATGAGGAGGAACATGGCCTCACCGATTTTGTTGTACATGCCCTCGCGCATGATGTACGAGCACAGTTCCTTGTTTCGCATTGCGGCAACTGTGCCGCACACGATATCCATGATGATGAGGATACCGCACACGATGCTTACGTTAATCATCTCATTTCCTTTCAACTGTAATCTTGTATGTTTCGTTTTCTAGCGTAACTGGATGAGCATCAGTGCCAGCATTCCCACCATTGCCCCCAGCGTTGCCGCCACCCAATGAGTTAGAATCAGCATATCTCAACCAACTTTCCCTATCTCCGTAATATACGGAACAGTCTAAGTTATACCCGTATCCCGATAGCCGCCCATCGCTACAGAACTGCCAAGCCACCACGTTGCCGTCCGCATCGGGGCAGTTCCACGAGGCCGCCTGCGCGAACGTTGGGTGCGAGACAGCGGGGTACGATGCCACCCACCTCGCGCAGTTAGGCTCCACGCCGCCCTGATTGAATCGCCAAGGGTTCGCGTATATCCAGCACCAGATACCCGTGAGGTTGTGAAACTGGCGCACGAACTGGTTTACCCATTCCACCGATTGCTCGAATATGCACTTACCGTTTCTGTACACGCCTTCCCAGTCGAGCACGGGGATGCCGTCATGGAGGTATCCCAGCACGTTTCGGTAGAAGAATGCGGCTTCGGCAAGAGGGTCGCTGCTTCCAGCGAAGTGGTAGAACCCGCGTAGGAGGTTGGCGCTCTTCGCCTGCTGGTAGTGTCTATCGCAATAGGGATTAACGTAGGAGGTTCCCTCGGTTGCCTTGACGCTAACACCCTGAATGGAGTTCGACACAGCCACCAAGTTCAGGTCGGCTTGGTGGCTGCTTATGTCGATAAAGTTGAGCATTACTATAGGATATTGTACGTAAACTCAAAGTATGTTCCAGCAGGATAAGTTACTGGCGATTCATATCCTATTACAGTGCCAATAATGCCACCAGTTGTTTGGTTAATTTCAATTCTCAGTTCTTTTTTATCCTTAAGGTTAATAGAACCAAGTACATATGAGGTGGGGCTTTCAAAGGGTAGAATGCCGTGTTCGGTAATACCAAGATTCTGCTGGTTATTCAATTCAACATCTTGATTAAATCGTACACTGAACTTAATATATCCAGCGTTCATATTGATTACCGTACAGCTCTCAACACCGGGTTTTACGGTATCGTTAATGATGTATCTACTACCGCAATTGCCAAGGATGCTTCTTATCATATTAGAAGCGAAGTACTTTAATCCATCAGTTGTCGGGTGTACATCATCTTGTGTCCACATACTATCGTGAGAATAAGGATAGCGATTCGAAAAATAATTAGAATCGTGAACGATAAAATTAGGCTCGCCTGTGTATGCCTTAATAATATTTCTAGACGTTCTCAACATCGCAGGTGTCATTGTATAACTTGAATCAATCGCAAATACATGAGCGACAGTATTTGGGTACTTTTTCTTGAATAGGGTAATGAACTTAGCGATATTTTCTTTAAGGCCTTCCTTTGAACTATCGGCGCCAGAATCGTTAATGGAGCCGAACACAATGAATAGGGCAATATCTGACTCATCAATATTAAGATTGTCTAACTGGTTATAGTATGTACCGGTATTTCCCACATACCCATTGCCGTATACAGAAACGTTATTTACTTTCTTTATTCCAAGGGCATTTGCAATTGTCTTACCGATTACACCCATGCCGTTTGTCCAATCAGACCCTGAATAGCACCATGAATCGCCGATAATTACAAGTGTATCACCTTTCTTATAGTTTGGAAGGTTCTGATTAAATTGTTCAAGTGTTTGCTCCGCACCTTTAGCGCGTGCCGTCTCGGTAGCAATCGCCTGCTTGTTCGCCGTGATGCGTCCATCGAATTGCATCACCTCTTGACGGTACATCTCGACCTGTGCATCGAGGTCGGCTGTGCGGTGCCAGTAGAACTCGTTGGTAAGCTCGATGTTCTGCGGGATGGGGCGCTTGGAGGCATACGAGGCGTGCGTGGCGTCATCCCACACCACAGTGAGGGAATCGTACGTGGATGCCTTGTTCCATTGGATGGGGTCGGCGAACGACAGCACGGCCTTGAGTCCCTTGTAGGTGATGCCGTTGGGCAGCTTGGACGTGTCGAACGTCACCGTATCTCGGATAGTGGTCTTGGTCTCGGCAAGTGCTGTGTCGCTCTTGACCACCATGGTCTTGGTCTGGATTGCCATAAGTTCCTCCTAGTAGGAAAGTAGAAGTCGGCCGTAGTCGGGTGAATCGGGATCTGCAACCATATCGAAGGTGAGGAATCGCCAGCTGGTCGGGATGTAAGCAACGAAATGTCCGTCATCGCTCAGGCCGAACCAGACGAACTTGACAATCTCGCCCACAACGTTGATTAGGTTCTCTGCGAGCCAATTGCTCAGGGCCGTGATGTACAGCGAAGCATAATCGCCGTTCTTGACCTTCTCGAACTCGGACGTGATGAGTTCCACGTCCTTCTTGAGCTGCGCGATATCCTGTGTGTTGGTGCCGACATATCCAGCAAGCTCGTTATTCGAGGCGATTACCTCGTTGAGCTTCTTGACCACCTTGGCAACAAGCTCGTAGTACGACAGCGAGTCATCGAACACGGCGGGCAGCACCAGTTGGCACCAGTACTGCAACCGCTGCACCGTGGCTGCGGATGTTTCGTCCATATCCTCCTCCTTACCATATCCCCATGAACAGCGTGGATAGGCTGTCCACAATCTCAAGGTCGATATTAAGCAAAGTCTTCCGATATGTCAACAGCAATTCGGATTGATTCGTGTCATAGCCCCTTTGGTTATGCACCTTGGTGCCATCGAAATCGCCCGTGTAGCCATCGGTCGATGAGCCGCTCGTCTCGTTCTTGGCAGACGACCCGTTCTCGGTAGTGCCGTGGTCGAGCGTGACGTTGGTTGCATAGTCCATCGCCTCTATCGCGCCCGTGTCCAAGCCGTTCATCGGCGTGTCCTGAAAGACGTTGCGGTCATCCGAGGTGCTCTGCGAGGTGGACGTGGTGTCTGTGGCGCGGGTGTCCGACTTGTTGCGGGCGGTGGACTCGTCACGTGTCCACTTCTCGGTATAGTCGAGGTTCTTGGACAGCATGGGTTCCGTCACCAAGGACTCGCTCTCGAACAGCTTGTTGTAGTACGGCATAATCTCGTGCATCTTCCTGTGCATGTTCCACGCGAACTGCCCCAGAGTCTCAAAGCCTATCTCGCGCATGTAATAGCGCCTGATGATTTTGTCGTTGAGCACGCTGCGGTGCTCCTCATCGTAGATAGGGTAGTCATCGAGCCCGATGATGGAGTATATATAAGGCCAGTTTTCCTCGATATGCGACAGGCCGAGGTCATCTAGGCGCTGCTCGATGGGGAACCGCAGCATGGTGGTGTACTTACTCATAGCTATCTCCAGAAACGTTGGAGGCCTGCATGCCCGAGGTTTCAATCATCGCGCTGCCTGTGGCACCGGTTCGGATGTACGTACCCGAGCGGAAGTCCACCTTCACGTCAAGGCCGAACAGCCTGTTAATCTCATCGCAAGCCTGCTTGCGGGCGTTGAGGCGAGTGAAGCGCTCGGCCTCCACGTCACCCATGTTGTTCACGACCTCGTCTGAGATAAGGCGTTCCTTCTTGTCCGTGTTGACGTTCTCGATACCTAGGTACGTAAGCGCCTCATTCCACAGCTGGTGCTTGTACGTCTGCAACTCGTTGGCCACGTACGGGGTCGTGATATCGAACACCTGAAATGCGTCCAAATCGAAATTCTTGTCTCCATGCACCCAAGGACGGCCCTCATCGACTTCCTTCGCCGCATTCAGGTACGTGAGGCGCTGGTCTTCCGAGCAGCGGATGATGCGCGCGGTGCGCTGCTGCATGCAGTTGATATCGATGGTACGCTGGGTCTCGGCTAGACGGTACGCGTACTGCCACAGCGTGAGCCACATCGGCACGCGGAGGTAGTTCTGGTAGATGATTACCGAGTTGTCCTCCGTGCATTCGTAGTTGAAACCGTTGACGGCATAGGCTCGGCGGTCGCGCGGGTACTCATAGATATCCCATTGACCCTGAATCATCATGGGCAATACGGCATAGCCCTCGGGCGCGCGCCTGCGCTCATCAGACTTAAGGGCCTCATCGTAGAAGAAGCCCACGAAACCGTCACGCAGGAGCCAGAACTCAAGCATGCGCTCGTCCACGCCCTCTGGCAGGTTGTCCCATTTGAAGACGCTGATGGCGAGGTTCATGAGACGCCACATGAACATGGTGGCGGTGTCCTGATTGTTGATGAACGTCATGGCGTCCTGTGCCCTAGAGCCGTTCTGCATGATTGACGGAACCATGCCCGAGGGCGTGAAGAAACCTGTATACATAATCCTCCTATCCCAAGGCGTTCGATTGAGAGTAGTCACCGAAGTTAGCCGTATTATGCCAGAACGTGATGCCGCCGTCAAATGCCCTGCGGATAACATCCAGTGCATCGGCGGGCGTGCCTCGTCCGCGCGTGAACGGGGCCGTAGTGCCAGCGCCCACGTTGAGCGAGCGCGGTGCCGCGCCGCCCGTCTTCACGTAGTTCCACGAGGGGCGCGAGGTGATGTTGACGGCCTCGATGCGCTCCACGGCATATCCCCAGCGGTCGAAGAACTGGTCAATCTGCTGGGCTACCTCGGCCTTCACGCAGATGCGGTTGATGAAAAGACCCTGTGCGCCAGTCGAGAAAAGCGTCTCTCCGCTGACCTGCCCTCTCGTGGTTGTCGGCTGCCTGGAGGCATTTACCATACCTGCAATGCCGCCCGCGCCCGCCGCACCCGCACGTTTCAGTGCCTTGGAGCCTTTGCCGACATTGCTCATCTGGCCCGCCACTTTTGCCGCCAAGTCCGCCTCATCCACATGGGCAAAACCCTCCATGGCCCCAAGTCCCTCAAGTTCTGCCGATGCAGCTGCCAAGGTGGTACCGCCAGATATACCCGCAAGTGCAACTCCCGCGACAGTGAGGGCAATCGTACCGGAGTTTTGGCCTACCCAGTTCTGGAATGCATTGTTAGTCCATGAACCCATGGCACCAGCCTTGACAACGATACCGTCATCGTAATCCAGAGCGATACCCTTGTAATTATATGGGAACGCGAATGCCTGACAGAGCGGATTGAGCGCATACTTGACTCGAACATTTGTAGTCTCGTTCATAAGCTCATAGCGCAGTTGTACACGCTGGCCCTGACCGTCCCCCATTTCAGCAAACGAATAGGGATAATAGTGAAGTTTGGCATTTCGAGGAATATACCCATCGAGCGTGTTCTTATTGGTGGGAATGGACAAATCAGTTTGCGAGGAAAGCTCGATGTCCGTACCGCCTTGCGTAACGACACGACCGCCGCCGCCGCAGAGCGAGGCAGCGAATGAGGGCACGGTGAAAATGGCAACTATACTCTCGACCGAGCCAGCAAACGTAAGTTCGTTAAGAAACGCCTCCATGGCCTCAGACCCGCCAGCGCTGGTTTGAACGGGGAAGTAATACAGCGCGCACCCGCAGGCAATACCTTTGTTAACAGTCATGGCAATGGGTTTTGCGTAATATCCCTGCGGATTGAGAATATCGTCGACAAGATTGTTGTTCTTCTCAGGTTTGGCAGAGGTCATCACGATAAAGCCGCCGACACCGAACGTCTTTCTGGAAACACCGTCACCGACATATATAAGTGGAAACGAGGGTTCCTCGCTGAGCATATACTTGCTGCCCTCGCTCGGAGTGGTCTCGCGCTCGATGAAGCACGCGGGAATCTGCCAGTCGACACCGTACAGGTACGTCTGGAAGACGTCCGTATCGAGCGTAATCTCAGAGGTGTGGTCGTTGATATACTTCACATCGCTCACGAAACAGTAGATATACCCATCGGTAAGCGATTCGTTCCTATACATGCAGTAGTTGCAGTTGTAGAGCCTGTCCGCCTCGATTGCCACCTTGAGCCTGCGGTTGCGCCCGATGTACGTATAGTTGTCGGTGGAAAGCGTCATGCGCGCGGCGATATCTCTGTACTGCTCTTCCAGAGAGGTGTACAGGCGCACGTTGGAATAACCGCTGTCCCACGGCACGGAGCCGAACAGAATCTTTCCAGACGGCGTGTAGTTTGGAAGTGCCATATATCCTCCTAATAGAAAAGGGCCGCTCCCGCAAGATACGGGAACGGCCTTACAGACAGTGACTATATATTACTGAGCTGCGGTGACGGTAATCTGGGCGGTACCCGTCTGACCGTTCTTAGCCATCGCGGTGACCGTGAGGACATTATCCTTTGTCTCATCGGACGCAACACGCAGGACACCCGAGGTGCCATCGATATGGGTGCCCGCGGCCAAGGCATTCGTCCCCTCGACAGACCACTCGACCGTCTTCTCGAAGAGGCCCGTGCCCGTGACCTCCGCCGTCATGACGATGGAGGTGCCCTGAGCCACGTTCGCCGTGGCGGGGGATACGGTGACCGCCGTGACCTCGGACACCTGCGAGGTGAACAGGACGGCGTTGGCGAACGGGGACACGGAGAAGGTCTTCCAGACGTGGAAGAAATACTGCCAGTACAGGCCCTCGCCGTTGTAGTTCTCCGTGAACTGCTCGAAGTTGTCGAAGCACATGAACCAGTCCTTGGCGAGCTTTACGGCGCTAATCGACTGAAGCGCCTTCTTCTCCTCGTCCGTGAAAGGCTTGTACGTGTCATCGTTTGCGAACAGCTCCGCTAGTCGCGCCTCGTCATCTGCATCGAACTCGAAGGAGTCCACGGCGATGCGCTTGGAAATGTAGTCCACCTCGGAGAGGTTGAACGCAGCCGCGAGGACCTTCACGCCCAAGATTGCCTCGGCCTCATTGGGCACGATGATAACTTGGTCGGCGATGGGTGTGGAGTTGCGCACGCCAGCTCGGTTGTACAGCGTCTTGAGGAACTCAAGGTTGTTGGTGTACTGACGGTACTTGGTGATTGCATCATCGGGGTCGGCACCGTCACCCGAGATGGGCTTGGTGACCACCGTGTAGATACCGCCGTTGATGGCCTCACGGGCGAGCATGTACTTCTTGGTGAGGAACGTGTCCAGATTCATAGCGGTGTACAGGGAGTCCACGATACGCGCGATGAGCTCGTTCATGTCGTAGTAGGACAGGAACGCCTGACGCAGCTGGTCGTTGGAGATGGTGACCTTGTAGAACTTCTGGTAGTTCATCGAGTGGAACGCCGCGCGCACATCGGGAATCTCGCGCTTGAAGACCTGGGTCTCGGCCTTTGCGGGGTCATAGGAGTGCGGCTTGGCGATGTTGACGAAAATCTCCTCGATGGTCTCGCCATAGTCCATCTTGCCCATGTCGAAGACCGCCCACTTGTCCTTCCACATGCGCGAGGTGACGATTACTCGGGCGATGCGGTTGACCAGCGCGGTGAGGTAGGCGTTCTGGTAGGCCTCGTACTGCATGATGTACTGGCCGATGTTGTGGAGCGAGCGGTTGTCATCTGGGATGCGTACGGGGTTCACGCTAGGCATCGGCACGCACCTCCTTCACGAGGCCTGCATCGATAAGGCCCTGACGGAGCATGGGATTATCGTTGATGATGGACTCGACCACGTCATGCGAGAACTTGGGGTCGTCCTTGAACTTGTCGAAAGCCTGCATCACTTCAGGGGTGGGTTTAATTGGCATTGTACTTGTTCCTTCCTGCGAATAGCGTATCGAACGTGGAGGGCTTATCCTCCTCCTTGGCCTCCTGCGCCTGCACCTGCTTTGCATGCTGGGGTGAGGACAGGAAAGCGTTGGCGAACTTGGTCTTGGCGGCATCCAGCTCCCTTGCCAGATTGTCGCGCTCGGTCGCAAGCTCGGTATTCTCAGCCTGCGCCTGCTCCAGCTGGGCGGCCACGCCGTTGTAGTCCTCCTCGGAATACACGGTGGCCTCCTCCATGCCATCGGGCAACTCGTCCATGTAGACGTAAGGCATGATGAACCTCCTCTCTTTACCTCTAGAATATATTAGCTCCTGCGGCGCTGTCAACAGTTTTATCGATAATCTCGGCACCGTGCTCCTGAAGGGCGATGAGCGCATCGATATTGCCGCGCACGTCTGGGAACATCTCGCGCACCTGAGCGAAGGTGTACGAGGAGAACGCATAGGTACCGTCTGCCTGCTGGGAGATAACATCGTACTCGTAGGTGTCGGCGGTGGCTACCATGCGGACGTAATGCTCATTGCACTTCATGCTATACCTCGTAACTTCCCTTGAACTCAAGCGCGAGAACTTTCCAATCTACCTTATCATCCAATACCTTGAGTGCATGCGCAATCAATGCAGCCTGCTCATAATGAGGGAAAATACAGGCATTGGATAGATACGGTGTTAACTCAATTGACCCGTCCCTCTCTACACAGGCGGCATAACAAGTACGGATATCATCTTTTCCATATGGAAAATTAGCCGCGACCGTGAAGTTATTCATCTTCGCCATACCCTTCATATTGATAATCTTGAAGTCACGCTCGGGATAGCTGTCGGCCAATTCTTTCCGCAGATGCAGGGCGACACTTCGTCTATTGATAAAGACGGCATTCTCAATATCATACGTAAACTCGGCATTAATATTCCCTGTAAGTATACCCCTATAGCACAGATTGGCAAGGAATTGATACTTAAAGGGCCTGCGATACGGCACGACGACGATTGCATAGATAGTCATAATATCCTCACATCCAAACTTCTTTAAAAGCATATTCCACTCTATATACCCAGCATAATTGCCACTATTCAAGAGGCAACTTATAGACAGCATCAAACGCCTTATACATAGCCACATCTAGATATTTATAATTGGCGGCTCGATGAAAATCATTGGTATGATGAGTGTATCCATTATGGATACTCTCAAAGTATACATACCTCTCACTGTACAGAAGAATATAGCTCATCTCTATCTCCTAATCTCCATATCGCCCTCATACAGGACGATACCTCCATGCACGCGCCTCGTGTAGAGCTTGCCCGGGTACACCTTGCCGAACTCGAAATTGTCGATATCCACATACTTGTGGCACTGGCTGGGCATGCCCGCCACATGCACCGTTGGCTTGTCGCTGCCCTCCTCGTACTCCATGTAGCACTTGGCACGCAGGAACTTGGCCTGATAGAACGTGCTCTCGTGCTTCCATGCACCCAAGCGCACCGCGTCCACATCGATGCAGTCGGGTATATCCTTGCCGATGAGGTGGACGGAATCGGTGTCGGCGTATATGAACCTGTCGTACACGGATTGCGCCGTGGTGATGGTCTTGTATCTGGCCCACGCCGTGATGAACACGCCCGCGGGGAGGTACACGGGGTCGCGCTCCTCTGGCGGCAGGTCCACATAGCGCAGCACATCGTTCACGAGCATCGGCCTGCGCGAGTACACCGTGGTTCGCGTGGCGAACTTGCCGTACAGGGAGTTGAGCATGAGCTTGGCAATCTGGCGCATGCCCGAGTTGCCCTCGATGGTGGCTTGGTTCTTGATGCCAATCCACTTGTCCACGTACGACTTGAAGAGGAACGTCGCGCTCCTGAACTGGTAGCCTCCGTGCCAGCGAAGGTTGTAGATATGGTACTGCTGCGTGATGAGCTCCCAGTCCACGGAGGTGACCGTGAACGTGACATCGCCGTCGCTGCGCTCAAGGTACTCGGTCTGCTTGAAGCGGAAATTGCCCTTGAGCTGGATGCACGGCAGGTGGTCTTCACGGATGCGGAACGAGCATGTCACCTGCGCCACCCACAGGTCGAAGGCCTCGGACGGCTTGGGCCTGCCCTCGAACCTGACGGGCCTGCCGTACGGCAGGCGCTCGCCAGAGCAGCTCGCCATCACGGACGGGTACAGGCTGTTCACATCGAACACGATTCCCTCGCCCAGCTTGCGCCCCTGAAACTTCGGGTTGACGTACGTCCACCCTCCACGGTAGGCCTTGCGGATAAACTCATCCTCCTCGGGTTCGATGTATGAGAACCACTTTCTAAAGCCCTTGCGCCCTCCGCTCATGTCACGGTAGTTCGTGAGCGCGTTGCTTCCCGCCGTCATCTTGTTCAGGCCCTCGTCCAAGAACTTACCCATGACCATGGCGGCGATGAGAACATCGTTGTCGAGGTACGCAATCTCCTCATCGGTTAGCTGGTGCCCCACGGGTCGCGGCGCGGAATAGTCGATACTGCCCTTCAGGATAGGCAGCTTGTACGCCTTCGCCATCTGCGCGATGGAGAGGGGGACAATCTTGAGCGAGTCCATGATACGAACGCTCCGGGACTTGGTGAAATACAGGTCGATGCAGTACACCTGATTTGCATCGCTGATTACAGTGGTATAGGTGCGCGTGCCCGCCTCAGTCCTGTCCTCGACCCACTCCCACCCGTTGCGCTCAAGCCAGTCCATGATGAACGCTCCATCGAACGCAAGGTTGTGGAAGTAGACGTTGCAGGGGCCGTTGTCACGGCACCAATCGATGAACCACTCCACAGACGTGCCGCGCTCGATATGGTCTGTATCGCCAATCTCGCACGTGGCAGCCGCCCATACGCGGCAATCCTCCATATCGGTGGTGGTCTCGAAGTCCGCAGTATAGCTCTTGCGATTCAACGTGTCCTCCCACCATTCATCGCCTCCGTCACCGAAGACGCTGACCTCCTCCCTGTCCATGAGGTCTGCCAGCGCGTTATAGATAGAGTCGATATCCTCTCCTGTCATCTCGGATAGGATATCTGGGTTGCCAATCATCCACATCGGTTCTGGGATGACCCGCCTTGCATCGCTAACCTTCATAACCGACCTTCCTCGCCCTGTCCACAACGAACCTCACGGCCCTATCGTGACGCGTCTCATATGGCGTGTTGACGTATGGGTTGTTCTCGCCGCCGCTCTCGCTGATGTAGCTCGGGTCGAGTTCGTCATAACCGAGCGCGAACAGCTTGTTCAGGTAGGCTGGCCTATTCTCAGCCATCCAATCCAATGCATCCAACAACTCCTGATATCCTCCCATCGCGGAATGCCTGTTATCGATGGCAGTCCACGTGGTGCGGTAGACCTCGTACATGGCATCCACTGCGACCTGCTCGCGCTTGCGGGTGGCATCCTCCTGCTCCCACCTCTTGAGCGTATCGGGGTCGACGTCCGTATATGAATCATCGGCCTCGCCCTCGTCCTCTGGCATAAGGTCGTTGTCCGAGGTGAGCGTTCCGTACTTGGCTGGGGACACCTCGTCCATATCGTAGGCATCGTCGCCCTCGAAGAACTCTCGCCCGATATCCTCGAGCGTCTTCTGGCGCTGCCTGCGTATGGCCCGCATGTCGAGATTGTACTGGCGCTCGGAATACTTGGTCGTGAGCCTGCCAAGCTCATCGGTCGTGATATCCAGTGCATCCCTGTTGACCGTCTTGAGGACACGGGTGAGTTCGCTGTACCTACGATGCTCCCTGTCCGACTTGTAGCCCACGATGCGCCTGAAGTCGTTCACGGAATGCACGCGCGACATGATACCATCCACGGTGACACGGCTTGGCAGATAGCCCTTGAGGATTGACTGGCCCTCATCGTCAAGCTCGCGCTCCCTGCGGGTTATCGCCGCGTTGAACGCACGCACGGCAGAGCGCAGGCGGTTGAGGCGCGAGGCAGTCCAGTTGAAGCCGGGCATCTCACATCACGACCCGAAGCCTCAACTGCTCAAGGCAACGGAACTCCTCGCCGCACTCGGATACCACATAGAAACCGCGCGACTCGATTTGGCTGTAGAGCTGGAAGATGGCTGCAAGCGAGGCATCGAGGTGGAAATGGAAACGGCGCGACAGCGAGTCCGTGAGCCAGTTCTGGCGGATACGGGCCTTCTCGAAGAACTTGCGGCGATGGGTCTCTGACGAGAAGTAGAAGCGGTACCCGTCCACCTCCTCATAGAACGGACTGTCCTCGATGGCATAGCAGACGCCGTTACGTGTGATATCAGGCATTATAGGCACCCCACAATATATACAACCGTTAGCAATCCATACATGCACCCCATTAGAAATGCAAAGCAGAATACGAGAAAAAGACGATTCAGCGTTACAGAATAGATGAATGCAAAAACAAATGAGAGTATTGCACAAATAACAGTAATTACGATTGAGAAAATCAAGTCCTTCACAACATTGACCTCCTGAAAATGAGGGGCGCAATGCGCCCCTCGTGATGGACTGCTAATCGACCGGGACGGGGTTTTCCTCGATGAACTCCACCGACATGTATTCGCGTCCGCGCTTGGAAGTGCGCTTGGTGAACTTCATGGACGCACCCGCGAGGAGGTTGAGGGCCTGCTCCTTGGAACCCATGTCCTTCTCGATGGTCTTGATATCATCGGTCACGATGGAGTTGCCGAACATGAAGTTCTCGGGATACTCCTCGAACAGCATGACCGCGAACGGCGCGTCATCGCCCTTGATGAAACCGTAGTCCTTGAGATGGAGACCCTCGTTAACAGGAATGTCCGTCTTGGTACGCCCGTCCATGAACGGAATGCCCTCGCCCTTGTTGAACTTGTCGAAATAGCTCATTGCTACCTCCTTGACCATGTGGCGAACCCGTTTTAGGTTGCTTGATTGACCACGTGGGACATAGTGGGATGGGTGACAGAGAACACTATACCCCGCGTGACCAATCCGTAGGATTGGACACGTTGCCGCTACTCATCGAGCGGAAGCTCCTCACGGGAATCGGCAATCTCAAGCAACTTCTCGGTGGTGAACTTGTAGACGACCTTGGCAACCTTCTTGGAATAGACCTCGGCACCGCGCTTGCACTCCACACCGTTATCCGTGATAAACTTGCGGATATCGGTCTTGGTGAGCGAAGTGGCCTCAATCTCGCCGACAGGGGTCTGCACGAGGTCGTAGCGACCGTCCTCGGCCTTCTCAAGAGACTGAGTACCGACCACGAACTTGTAAAAAGTGATTTGACGTACCATTTTGAATCCTTTCGTTAAAAATGGTAGAATTGGAACACGTTTATTATGACAGAATGGTAAGATTGAACAACTGTGAATCTGAAAATATAAGAAGTTTCACAAAGTCTTCACATACTATTCATCTACCAAGCAAGACGGTATTTCTACTTTGCACCTAAAGAACCCAATCTGCACAAGACGCTCCAACACTCACTCATACGAAAACGATACACATTCCTTGACAAAATTACGCATACCATTAAACGTAACAAGAACGCCATCACGATGAAGCGTAGATAAACGCTTCAAAACCTCAAAATTATGAATATCATCGCTGATTTTATACTCTGAAGGATAAACCTCCTCAATAATAAGAGCCAAAATCATCTGTTTGCTTATCTGCACTAATCCAATAATCACCCTCGTACATGGTTTCTCCTATTCCTCGTAATAGACTTTACATAAAGCCAACTTATACTCAAATAGACCTTTTCGATTGACAAAATCAATAACAGTTTCTCCCGAAATGCCCAAACAATCCTCGGAAAAATCTAAAACACCATTTAAATCGGTAACATAGCCATAAACAGCTGAAATGCCCATAACATCCAGCATGTCGATTTTAGAGATACCTTCACCACGGTAATAATGAGACGGAATGACCCTTGATATCCTAACGAAATAATGAGAAAACGGACAATCTGTAAAATCACCTACCGAAATAGAATACAACTGTTCATCCATTTTAGTCTCCTTTCAATCTCGGCAATATGACCATGGCTGCCGACTCAGTAGAATCGGCAGAGTAGGCATATTAAAGCTCACTGGTATTAAAGTCGAATCTGTGAATACTAGTAATAACTTTACAATCGTTGTCAATATCCATAAGCATGATACTATCAGCCCTTGCAGACTTTACCAAGTCAACATTATCTGCCAAAATATGCAGTGCCCTGTCAAGATGTTTAGTTTTACCTGCTACCAGAACATGGGCACCAATGAACACATCTACCTCGTACATTCTAGGCTCCTCTTCATATATGGTTTTAACTTTACGCCTCCTCCTAGGCGTTTGTTTGTTCCCTCTTGACAACACATATAATACTCTATTTCGTACACTAGTTGAACGTAAACACGTATGCACACATTATATACACATTGTCCGCTTATTATACTGAACTCGTGTATGTGTAGAATAGTTGAAATGGGAAACTGGTAGTTGTTTTCTAGGGGCCCCCTCCTG